GTTATATATATCCACTATTACAAAATAATAAAAAAAGAAAACCACTAGGAGTTTAACTCCTAGTGGATATATTTATACTTTACCATATAATCCCCAAATAAGGGATCCAAGATATCTTAATACTTTTTCATTATAACTAATATCTATTGATTTGATATCTTCTGGATCTAGATCGATATAATAAATGTAGTTAATACTGCATACTCTATATTTAGATTGTAAATTGAATTCTCTGTAATATCCTACATTAAGTTCACCACTTACATAATCTATATAAGTGGACTTTATAGTATCTACAGCAAGTTGAATATTATTGTTAGCAACCATATTCATTACTTTAAATATTAATGCAATAAGATAGTCTTTATGAAGCTCTATAATATGTGGATCTAATCCGACTATAATTTCTTTCATACCAAACATATCTTGTTTTGACATTAATACGAATTCACCAACTCTAATAAAGTTATCGTATTCATCTACTTTAAAATTATCATCTTCCAGATCGATATCATTTAATACTAGCTTATGATCATCAAAGTATAAGACATCTTCTTCAGTAATCTTTCTAGGCTCTAAATAGTAAGCCCAGTCGATTTTATCTTTTGAAGTATACTCATAGATAGGATTGCCTATGAGTATATCAATCTTAGAATGTCTCATTATTTACTCCAGTGCATTTGTATATGTATTCATATCAAATGGATACCAAATCTGTAATGGTTCTAGACTTCTCTTAGCCTCAAGCTTATAATAAGCACTACGCTGTAAATATGCAAGTTGTGCTCCTTGAGGAGAGAAGTCTATATCATCTCGAATATTTAATACATCATCTATATCATAAATGACTTGTGGATGAATACCATACATTCTTCTGATTACATTACACATCATTTGGGTTACCATATCAGAATATTCATCATTGCTTACAATAATGAATATCTCAGAACCATTATAGAATCTATCAATAGCCTTATAGAATTCATAGAATTCTTCTTCAGATTGATTGAATAGAATCTCACTAAAGATATTCTCAAATTCTGGATTATCAATAAGATAACTATAAGTCAGCTTACTGATAAGCTGACTTACATAATTCCATGGATTTCTAGGATAATCTCTAGAAGTTAGTTCGGCTACAAAGATATTCTCAGGTAAAGCATCTTGTTGATTCTTTAAATCCCAATAGTCTTTATAGTCTCCATATTCTACCATAAGATCTTTATCTAATTTATCTTTATCAGATGGATATAGATAAGCTCTATAGTATTGATATATAGGTTCTGTAGTAAATACAAACTTCATTCTAATCACCCATTAATGCTGGAGTTAAATTTGGATCTTCTGACTTAACAGCCATAATATTTTGGAATGCTTTATCTTGTAACTCTACAGGAACTTCTTCATCGATCTTGATATTCTTACTCAAGAGATAAGAGTTAACTGTATTTCTATCAAATGAAGTATTAGCCATATATCTAACATAGCTTTGTTCATTGATATATCCATATTGGAATAGATTGGTTACTGCATTTCCAATACTAAATATAGATGGCACAAATGAAACCAAGCTAGGTCCATTATAAGTCATCTGTAATTGTAATGCTGTAGCAAATACACTCATAAGAATATCCATGAATGGAATACTATCTTTACTCCATTCTTCATCAGTTGTATATACAACTACATTCTTAGCATGTAATGCTGCACCTACCAAGAAGATATTCATAATAATATCTACTTGGTTTAGATATGATGCATAAGCTTCTTTAAATGCATCTTCACCATAATCAACATAGACTGATACTACATTGAATGGTGGAAGTAATACAGGAAGCTTAACTACATTTGGATTCTGTAATAGAACTGCTGGAGCATGTTCAGTTACAAGAATCACTCTAGTACCTGGATCAACACTAGCTTGAGCAGCTAGTGTTGGATCATTGGTAAATGTAATTCCATTCATTAGAATCACCTCTTAATAACGATCACTTGTTGACATGCGACGACGACGAACTTTAGGTTGTTCTTCTTCATCTTCGTCTTCAAATTCTGCTTCGATATCTAATTTGATATTTAAGATAATAGTAGCAGCAGAAGCTAACTCATCAGCTAATGCCTTACGGAAGTCACCTACACGTACTTCATTATCTTTCTTGATATCGGAATCAATATAAGCATAGAATACTTCTGGTAAAAGATCTTCAATACGAACTACTTTATCATCGGAAAGATCTTTTAAGATTCGAGTAAATTGTTTATCTAATTCTAAGATCTCATTATAGCTATAAGCATCTTCAGTACCTACAACAGATTCAATATCTGCTGCAGCTTCACCAATAAATTCACCTAAAGTTTTAATTTGATCAATACTTAACAACATATCTTCTTTCTCCTCTATAGGTTTTTCTTCTACTTTAATGTCAACAACTTTATCATTTTTTACATTCCCAGTTTCCTTAGTTTCAACCACTATAGGATTACTGATAATTGTATTTTGAGGTTTTTTCATGTCCTCAGACAACTTGTCCAGAGCCTTGCTATGCATCGTGTTTTCTAGATCACGAGCTGGTCTTTCAGGCTTTGGAGCAAAATATTTATTGATACGTTTAGGAGCTGGATTGATTGCTGGAATCTCGATAACCAAATCAGGTTTTTCTTCTTCGAAGTATTCTTCAGCCTTTTCTTTCTTATGGTCATCAGCAACTCTACGCATATCTTCATAATGCTTACGAAGTTTTTCTTCACTGGCTACAGATTTAGCTTCTAGCTTAGCTAACTCATCTTTCATCTTATCAATCTCTTCTAAATCTAATTTAGAAGCGATATCTAATTTGTTTTCTTTTGGCTCATTGACATTGATGTCTTTCTCATATACACCATGATCATTATCCCAATAAAGCTCGCCGTTTTTGAAGATTTCGATTTTCATAGTCATATCAATTTCCCTCTTTCTTGAGAACAATGCGATCTTCTTACGACCATCTTTAAATTCAGATGCCATATGAATACCGCCACACTTTAAGCATATAATATTGTTAAACCCTGCATCATAATCTAATTCACCTCGACATTGCTCAGTGGTATCTAGATTCAATGTATGAGTACAATATAAAATCTTTGGATCCAATATATACATATCGGCATAGTCCAATAATACTGGACCAAATCCTTTACGTAAACCCCAGTTCTTAAATGCTTTAGTACCGAAGTCATCTATGATAAATCTACCTACAATGGTTTCCATTATCTTATAGATGTCTTCACGTACTGACCACATTTGATAGAGGTTTTCAATTGGTACAACTCTTTCGAATATACCAACATTACCATCTTGACTAATATCAAAACACTTAGCCACAAATGGTTTTAGATACTTTTGATTAACGATCTCGTCTGGATTGTTTTTAGAACCAGCTCTATCTAATGCTATCTTAATACAGAAAGTAGCATTATCATCAAGTGGTTCATAAACAACACGGTTTGTACCACAACCAGATCGTTTAAACCCTTTAGGTTTTACAATAGCATCTAACTTCTGGAACTTTTTCTTGAAGGCTTTATCCTTACGATCAAATATAATCTTCTTAATCAATGCTAATTCATCATCAGTAAAGAAGTCATACACGCAAGGACCTTCAATAGATTCGAATAACTCCTCCAAAGTAGTGAATGTATTCATACTTTGGTATATATCCGCATCATGATACAACCTACTATTGATCTTGGAGTTTTCTAAGTTGCCGGTCAAATCATCCATTATCGTTGACTGCAGTTGCATCCCATGTACCTCCAAGTTCAGGAGCAAAGTATTGTTTAAGTCTAGCCGCTCGATCCATAGCTATACCATATCTTTCCTTCTGAATTTCCTTTAATGGTCTATCATCGTAAGTTTCTGTGTCAGGATCTTTAATCCTGGCACCTTCTGGGAATGGTTTATTAGTAGCTTCCATTTGCTCTAAGATAGAGTTATCGAAGTTTACTCTACGTTTGTTGTAGTTATATCCCATTTCATCGGGTAATGATAACCCAAGAATGCCATTATTCATTGCTTCAGCAAATGCTTGGTTATCATCTAATTCATTTAATAAGTCACTAGTTCTACTGATTCGAGTCTTATGAGCATAATTTTCAATAGCCTCATCGAATTGATTATGATCATAGAATCCACTCAAATCTTTAGGACGACTATGACTAATAGAATATTGATAAGCTGGCATCGCTTCAGAATATGTATCAAATAGATTCATTAAGTTCTTATGCTCACCAGGTTTACGACTATCATTGATCTCTTGTAACTTAGCAGTTAATGGAGATCTCATATTATATACACGAATACGACCATTTGGTCCTACGGCACCTCTACGTGCTTGAGCGTTAAGAATTTGTTCAGTAGTTAATGGAGTTACAGCTGCAGCTCTAGCATTTCTAGCTAACGTTTCAGCACGTTTAGCATATGCTTCGAACTCTTCAGGAGTCAAATCATTAACATCTTTATCGCTCACAAGATCATAGTTATTGCCACCCATTTGAGGATTTGTACGTTGAACGAAACTATTCCATGTACCATCTGTTTGATAATATGGATTATAGTTTAAGTCATGCATCATACCAAATGGATCTCTATCAACAACTTCATTAGCCTCTTCAGCTGTATAACCTAAATGGTTAAAGCAATCTCTAATCATACTATTAACCATAAACATTTGTTCAGTATATTCATCACGACGATGTTGAGCCTCAGCATTAATCTCCATTTGAGACTTAATTCTATTCATCTCATCATAAATACGAGCATGTTCTGGGTTTAATGGACGACCAGTTTTATCTAACCATTCTTTCTTTTCAATATCAAATTGACAACCATTTGCTATAAGTTCTTCTACTGTAGTAAAAGTAACCATGTTAGGATTATTTCTTACAGACTGCTCATACTTATAATGCTCATACTTAAGCTTATTAGTATTATACTTTTGAACTTGATAGTTATATTCAAGAATTTGTTGTTCATATCTATAAAATGCATCCATAGGATGATTAGGGATATTCATTTGCAATTCTTGAACACGATTGTTGATATTGTTGATTTCTCTTTCCCAACTAGCTCTTACTTGAGGTTGCATATAAGTCCATTGAGAGCAGAGAATTGTATTGCGTTGGTCAATAAGAGCACGAATTTGATTATATAATGCTTGTTTGTTTTCTTCATACCAAGCACCTTTAACATATTCGTTATACTCATTAGTATATTTAACCATCGCATTATAAGTAGCCAATCTATCTTCATATGGAATAGATTGGTCTTGCATTTCCGCAGAGATATCTCTTGGATATTGCAAGTTAGTTAAGTCATATATCCTTTTAGGAACTTCCATCAAAGGAATCGTACAACCGAATGGTACATTTAATGCATCTAAGTTATACTGACCATTAGGTAGCATTGGAGGCAATCCAATAGCTGCTTGCATTTGATATTGATCAGCAAGATATGAATTTTGTACCATTTGATTTAGTTCTTCATCAGTTGTTGTATCTACTGTTGGATCAGCTTCTTTAGTTACACCAACCATGAAGTTTTCTAAATCAGGAATATTAAGACCTTCTTGCTCTTTAAGCTGTTCCATATAAGCAAGATGTCTTCCTGTACCAGAAGATAGAACTGCAGTCCCAGGAGGGAATTGTCTAAACATTCCTTCAGTAGGATCTAGTCCCATACTAAGCATCTTTTCTTCATACAACTCTAAGTTGTAATCTAGTTGATACTCTGGATGAGATTTCAGGAACTCGTGAATCTCATTCTCATCTGTAGCTTCATTCCATGGAACTGGTCTAATGTGTACACCACATACGATATTGTTTAAGCGATTAATATATTCATTCCGTAAAGATAAAGTCTGAGCCATGAACTCATTACGAATTCTACTCTCAGATGCTTTAATCTTGCCACGAATGATATCCATCGCTTCTGGATTATTAAGATCGGATAAGCTAAATCCGACTACTTGTCCAGAATTGTCTGTCTTTATCATCTAGCGAATCCTCCCATACCATTCATCGCATCTTGAATAGGATTACCTGTATATACTGGTTTACCTACTCTGCTTCTAAGCATATTATCATACTCTACTTTAAACTGAGGACAGTGACGATATAATACATCGATTTCACCTTCATCTGCTACATCAGTTGTACCAGTCTTAGTATGATGAACGTATACTACACCATTTGGATCGATATAGTATCTTAAACTACTAGTGAAGTCTTGATGATGTTCAGGAGCTACTAATTCCTTTATAGGATTAGGTGCATCTCCATTTACATAACGACCAAAGATTCCACTATAAGGTTTTGGTTTTGGCTTATGAATCTTATTATCAGCTACTGGGTCGTATGGTTTCTCTTCAGGTTTACCAGTTCCAGTATGCTTAGCAATAAGATTACCAAAATAACCATTAGATTTATTATGGTCATGGTTACAACCACAATTACATTGATGGTGATGCTTTTCTGCCATCATTTGTTCATGAGCTGGTTCAATATCTTCTTTAAAGATTTTAAGAGCTCGTTCTTGAAGAATAGCTGCTTTTTCCTCGATGTATGCTGCTACTCGTTCATAATGCCATTTATGAAATTCTACTTCTGTTTCAGCACTAATTGGTAATGCTAAACCAGTACTAGTTAGAATGAATGGTTTTTCATTTGAGTTAACGTCATAGATAACTCCTGGGTTAAGTTTAAATTCAAACATGATATTTTCTCCTTGTTGTTGTGAATCAGTTTCTTCGTTAGTTAGTGACAATGTGATTTCGGTTCCTCCAAATCTGTCATATTCTTCTTTAGTGATTGATTCTACTTCGACGCATCGAGGAACGCCGAATTCATCTACAAAATTAATTATATCCATATGGCTACCTCCTTTTAAAAATCGAAATATGTAGATCACTGTAATAATATATGGCTATATAAAAAATTAATGAGAGTATATTCCTCCCTAGGATAACTATGATCCTAGGGAGGTAATATCAATTATAGTGCATGAACGTAATCATATAAGCTATCTTTAAAAGATGGGTCTTCAAAAGATATATTAATATCTGGATCTGTTTCTCTTAGAATATCGTAATATACTTCTTCAATATTCAATAGATAAGATTCATAATTAGGATTATTAGCTTTGATTAAATGATCATTAGCCAATTCTTGTTGGAAACGATATTTAGAGAAAGCTTTAAGTCTAGTTAATTCTGTTTTAAATTCACTAGTAACTTCATCGTATAAGTCTTTATGACTTTCAGATAAAGACTTAGCAATAATATCTTCTTCTGATTCTTTTTTAGCTGACCGATCTGGAACTTCAAGCTGTTCTTCAATAGCTTTAGCTAATTCTTCATCAGTCATTTCATCATCTTCATTAATTCTAGGATCAGTAACAACTGCTCCTGCAAATTTTTCATTAGTCATTTCTGTACCTTCAGCTACTGTAGGTGGAACTTTAAATCCAGGATGAGTTTTTAATGTATTATCTCCTTCTGGAGTTTTATATTCTTCATCTGGTTCAGTATTTTGAACTTTACCAGCTTCAGGAGTATCCTCTTCTTCAGGGATTTCTTCAGAATGATTAATATATACATCTAATCCCTTAGCAATTGCTTCAGGAAGAATATCTAAATCATAGAAACCTGCTTTATATAATTGAACTACTTCTGGTTCAGTAATGCCTGCAGGTTTAAGATTTTTAAAGATATCTAATACACGATAGTCATTATCTTTACCAGCTGCTGCTCTAAGCACTGTAGGATCAAATAATAGACTTGCTTTATATCGTGTAGGATCTTCACTATTATCGTTGATAATGATATCCTTAACTGTTTGGATAGGAATAAAGATACGATTAACACATTCTTCACCAAATGTATCAAATGCAATATATTTATTACCTTTAGCTAGAGTAAAGCAATCCATGATATCCATAACTTTATCTCTATTAGTATCAATAGTATAGCTACTATTGATTAGACTTACTGAATTCTTCTTATCAGTTAATCTTTCCATCTTAGCATATTCTACCAATGAATAAGTTACTGCAAAGTATTCTACGTTTTCAACTGGTGTAATATGAACTTTTTCATTAGTATCAAAATATGTAAAGAATCCTTTAGCTTCTACTGTAGGATTCTCTGCATTAATATATCCATCTAATTGATGATTTTCATTAGAGTTTCTTGTTTTTACAAATAAAATAATTCTACGCTTTGACATTATATTCTCTCCTATAAAATACTTCTAACTATCGCAAGATAAGTTGGAAAAATCTGTGATGCATCAAATAATGCTGGTACGCATTTACCTTCATCTAGTTTATAATCTACTCTATATTGCATTCTAATCAATGATGCTCTAGTAGATTCATCTATATAATTATTCCATTTCTGGATATATGGAATTCTATCCATTAAATCATCTGGTACTATACTATAATTTCTTGATAGACAATTATATGCACTTTGTATACCAGATGGCGAGTTGATGTTTACATGGGATTTGCAATGGATAAAGTTGATCTGATGTCGATTTGGATCGAAAGTACTTAGTATAAAATCAACTATATTCTTGATAATATTCTGATTAGCTACTTCAACTCCAGATGATGTATACATAATACCATTTCTATCCATTCTATTAACCCAGTTATATATCCATGATTTTAATCCAGTCACAGATATATTACTATCAGAATAGATATTAAATTCATCTATTACATCTTTATATTCTGCTGCTAACTGTACTGCCAAATATAATCCAGTTAGTTCACCATAGTTATTGGTAGCATGATCAATAACACAATGATATTCTGTATCTCTCATACCATTAATTACTGATACTGCACCACCACAGACTCTATTGCCTTTAACTACATCTACTTTACCTAATACAGATGCATCTGTAAATATATCTAGTGTTTTCATATTGTTTCACCTCCTTTATATTACTATCTTGTAATGAGCAAAATAAAAAGTAAATACCCATAGGAGATTAACTCCTATGGGTAATTTTATCTTTTATTTAGATACTAATTCAATGCCTTTATTAATAATATTTTTGAGCATGTTTGTTGCATGACCAACGTTTACAAGCCCAGATTTAGGATTTGTTTCGGCTGCTTCTTTCATGCTAGTTAAGCGTTTCTTGTCGATTAAGACAGCAAACTTAGCATCATCTGGAATCAAGTTATCAGACTTGATATTTCCAATAGCAGTCAAAGGATCCGTTTCCAAAGCCGATTCCATATATCGAGCTAGGTCGTAGGCATCTACCACTAGAACTTTAGAACCATCTTCCTTCGCAGCTTCAAAAACTGGAACCGCCGCAACTGGGAATTCAGGAGCCGCTTGAAGTTCTTCTACTTGTTCTAGAATATCATGTAGATCATGACTCATTTCTTGCAATGCATTGGAATCAGTATTTTCTAATTTGTAATTTTCTGATAATTCTTTTAAAACGTCAAATTTCATTTTCTTACCTCATTAGATAATAATTCCAATAGATCAGATTTGTACTCTGGAGTAGACTAATCATCTACTGCTGTATACAAATCTTCGTGATCTTTTAATTATCTATATGTTGGAATTATTATACTTAAATAAAACTATAAAGAATTATATAACTCTTGTTTACGTTCATTGAGCATTTGAATAATCTTTTGTTTATCTGGTAAATCATAAGCTCCACTGTCGTCAACATACGTAAACCGTTGTTCAAATAAATGCTTAGCTCTATCACTAGTATACAATGCAGATGCATCTTCAATATCTTTGAGGAGATCTAATTGATCTAGTGTAAAGAACTGTTTATACATATTTACAAATTCTTTATAATCACCAAATACATGAGTACATGGTACGAATAAGTAATTTGCATGAACTAATTCATGAGCTGTTTCGGATAATGGTATTAAACCAACGAATCCATTATAATGATTCCACATTACTTCTTTAGCTATAGATTCTTCATCAATTGGTTCTCCTAGAGTTTGTCTCTTACGGAATACAATTGTACAGATATCATATAGAGTAATTGGATCATGATGTACATGAATCTTAATCTTAGGATTTGGAACGTTTGATACGTTTCTGTAAAACGCACAACTGTTCATATTGAATGAGTTACGTAGATATTGGATATACTGTTGGTATTCAAATGATCCACGTACTGACTTCTCTAACTCTGATAAGAATTTCTTGAAATCTTTTTGGTCAGCCAAGTTCCAATCGTTTAAATCATATGGAGGAATATTAGTAAGTTTAATAACCTCTGGTTCATTAGAACTTGACTGTACCATACTTAAAGAGTAAGGATTTCTCATGATAACCTCCTTTCAGTAGGGTTATCATAATGTTAATTTTTAGGTTGCGGAATGAACTGATCCATCTCAGCAAATGTACAACCATCTTCTGAATCAAATTCATAGATTTCTGCAGATTCTATACCACTAATCTTCTTATCTGATTCATTGTATTCATTAACTTTAGCTTGAACTTCAGACAAATCTTTTGGTTCTTCATCAAAGTCAATAAATAAGCTAAGATAATCAACTAACTCTTCTATACTATCACAATAATAGTCTTTAATATCTCCATCTTCAACATTTAGCCATAGTCGATATCTAGTTTGATAATACTTTCCTTCAGTGTCAGTATTGATATAGATTTCAAATCCTGGTTCTTCACATAATCCAAGAACGCTAACGTTTGGATATATAGATTGAACCCATTCTGTAATTCTATCAATAACTGGAGACCATGCACTTTCTATGGATATATCGAAAGTATATTCATTATAATCTTCATTATAAGAAATACCATCATCATCTATCCAACAAAAGTTATCACGTCTATCAAAGTTATATATTGGTTTCTCATAAGCTTCAGATATAGCTTGAGTTATTTCGTTAACTTGAGTATCTTTATTGAAGAGATAATTGATATTGGTTGCTAAGAACTCTAAATCAATTATATCTTTCTCTTCAGCTGGTACTACAAAAGTTATACTGTTATATGCATAGTTTGCCATAGTTATCTATCCCACATAGTTCTAATATAATGATTATCGGATGCTGCAAAATATAGTTTTCCTTCAGTAATATTATTATCTTTATAATATTTATCAAGAATCTTATTCTTCTCTGGGAATGTATCAGCATTATCAAATTTATTAATAGTATCTTGAGGGATATTCTTATCAATAAGATATTGTTTGACTCCATAGTAATCAGTTATATTTGTATCAATTAAATCATCATCGTTAAAGAATACAGCGATATAATGCTTCTTAGATAAGAATTTAGTATATGGGTTACTTTCAAAGATAATGAAATCATTATGAGTCATAATACGATAATCAAATTGTACGTCGATGATACCAGCTTCTTGCATTTGATTTTCTAATTCAAAGAAAGTTTCTTTGTATCTATCAAATTTCAATATATAACCTGTGTAATAATACTTATCATTTGTTTTAAAGTTTATATGACTATAGTGAAAGATATCATTATCATAATACTCAGCAAAAGATTCAACTACTTTATTCAAATGCTCTTCATTCTTAGAATAAAATGCAAATGAATAATAAAAAGTGTCATTACTATAATCAATATTCAATCCAGGTACTTTCATTTTCTATTCTCCTCTTTAATATTAGCTAACAATATTTTTGTCTCAATGATATTTAATAATTTAGAAACCTCCACAGTATCAGCGAATGTATTACCAGCTACATCACTGTCTAATGTATTTAAATCAATTCTAATATAACCATTGCTAAATACTACACTAATTTCTTCAGACGAAATATATAAAGAAATCATCTGAATATCTAGGTGTCTTCCAGTATCAAAAGACAATGGTTCTGCTTTCAATCTAAATCTTGTACAAGATTCATCTTTAAGGCTATTTACAATAGTTGCAATGAACTTGCAATCTTTATCAGTCTTCATCTTCATCACCTCCTTCATCATCAATTAAAATAATTTCATCTATTTCTTTATCAAAGTCATCTTGAACTTCTTCATCAGTCTTCTTTCTAGTATATGAAAGATTATCTATATCTTCTTCAGTGAAAAGATGTAATAATATTTCATTTTTAAAGAATGATTTAAAAACATCGCTCTCAGACTTATCTAAACAGGTGAAGATACGATCTAGTGTAATCGTAAATTCGACGTTTAACGCACACCCCTGTGGAAGTATACTGCTACGTATCAATTCAGGGCATGTATTCGCATAATTAATTACATTATATATCGCAATGGTTTCATTAACACTTGCGGAACGTCCCTCAAAGGAAGCTATGAAATTGTCATTGCTTACAAACTCATGTGGTCGTTCTTCACAAATATTAACTAATAAGTTTTCAGCATACGGAGCAATGTATGCTAAGAAGTAAAACGGAATCTCTATCAAATTCATCTTAATCAAAGTATATGGTCTAAAATCAACTTCTTTACCAATAAGTCTATTTATCTCACATGCATAATGATCAAAGTCATTCGGAGAATCAATTACTCCACATTTAAGTTTAATTTTTCTATCATTATATCCAGCATAAATTTTAATGATATTAAACAATGCATCCGATACTTCACGTTCTTCTGCTCTAATATTCGTTATGGTATCTAAGTTTAATGCATCACTTATACGTGCAAAGAATTCATCTACAATTAATGAGTTTCTATTCTCTAAACGCATATTTAATAAATCTCTATATGAAGTTACAAAGATATGTGTATTATTATCATATCTTCCATACTTCATTAAGTCTAAGATATTTACTTTATCTTCATCAAAGTCAAGATAAAATACAATATTAATCTTATCCAAGTGAGTATCAAAGTAATTACAATATAAAAGAATTACATCTAATCCATTCTTAATTACTTCTACTTTCTTATCTTCAATTTCCTCTCGAGTAAAGTAAGTTCTAATTCTATCAATTATTCTCATTACTCAATCTCCATTTATCTAAATGATATCTAAAGTTAGTCTCAAATTCTAATCTAACTTCATTAAAGATTTCATCTTCTGTGCGGAATTCCTTATTAGTCTTATCTAATCGAATTTCCTTTACACAATAACTCTTATTAATGAATAAGTGTTTAAATAGTTCATTCACTAATTCTAAATACTTAAAGTTTCCTTCATTAATATCATTATCGGAATTTCTACTAAGAATCAATTCTTTCGTAGTTCGTTTATCATGAATCATCTTTAGCATTAAATCAGTATCTGGTAAATCCATTTCATCATAAATAATATTATCATACTTACTCATGAAATCTTTTAACTTATCTGATTCTAAATAATACTTAAGATTCTCTACTGATAAATCATTTCTTAGTGTTTGTAATTCTCGTATACCTTGATAGTAGATATTAGAATATACCCATCTATCCATTACGATAATATATCCATTATCATAATATTTCTTAATTTGATTATACCAAGTATCATAAAAGTCAAATGCATATAGATTACTAATATCTATTGCTGATAATGGTTTAACTTTACTTGTATTCTTAAAGTAATTAGTTAATAGATAACTTGACTTACTATCATAATTAGGAAAACTAAATAGTTTAACTTTATACCCTAACTTATTCTGAATATAATCTACTAATCTTTTACTATTAGTTTCCTTAAAACTACAATCAGTTCCTTCAAAAGTAATCATGTATTTGAATGGTATTGATTGTAACTTCTCTTCAGTTAATTCATTAATTCTTTCTAAAGGTGATTTAATCATTCTTATACTCCTTTACTTTATAAATATATCTTATTAGAATATTGATAGCTTTCTAATATATCATAATAGCTATCAAGATAATAATATATAAACTAACTTAATTTTTATATTTACTACAGTTGCGTCATTAAAAAGGAGAGGGGAGTTAAGAGGGTGAGAACGTAGTTCTCCCCTCTTATCCCCGAAGGGGATAAAATACAACAGAGTTCAGTTGAGTACAGTTGCGTCCTATGAATACCGTTCCCACGCCCGTAGGGCTAGTGGGAACTTACTGAAAATACTGTTTATACAACAGAATGCTATTGAAGTTAATTATATACTAATTACTATACAGATAAACTATTAGTTGATATTCTATATACTAATTGATATACAATAGATAATCTTATACTCTTAATTCTTATAGATAAACTTATACAGTTATTCAATAGAATAATTTATATTGATATACTTTATACTGATATAATATTTACTAATTACTTTACAGATATACTATTAGTTATCATTCTTATAGATAAATAAATATATCAGTATACTACTGAATAGTATACTGATAATTGTTTTATTTGTTTTCTGAATACCCTTGAAAAGTTAAATTGAAAATTTAACACATCTTTCTCACGAACCATAGAATATAAACTTTTATTAGTTTATATGCCACATACCTCATTCGTTCTCGTCCGCACTCCACTACTTCGTATGTGGCATATAAACGTTCCGTTTATATTTGCCCCCCCTCCCCCCCCACAAGGAAGCAAAAGCAAGCGAAAAAAGAGCGACCTTCCGGTCTTCTCGCAAGCTTCAGACAACTGTGAGGAACCGCAGGGGCTTACGTTAAGCACGCCTGTTAGGGCGTACCACTGCATAGAGTCGTTTTCCATGCATCCGTACCTGCTGGGTTATGGTGGGAGTTTTACCAATTAGCCACAAATTTCGATCGTGTAGGGTTTATCATACCTACTCCATCTCATACATATTTTTTATTACTTCGTTGTTTACTCTGTAATTTTTTACAAAAGCAAAAGAAATCCCCTTAGGATTACTATGATCCTAAGGGGAATTATATTATTTAGACGCTAAATATTGTAATTGATTGATTGTATTACCAGAAACATTCTTGGTTACTTTATTAACTTGACCTTGGATATTTTGAGATACCATGTTAATCTTTTCATTAAGTTTGTTACCTAATGTAGCCATAGCTCCTTGTAACCCAGTTTGAACAGTTGTTACTTGTTGTTGAGTTTGTGCTTGATTAGCTTGTAAAGTACCAATACCAGCAGTATTACCAGTAATTTTAGTCAATTCATTATAAATAGCACGTAATAAGATAACTTCTTGAGAGTCATCATTAGATGATTGAGATAAATCAACTGTTCCTCTACCAAGACTAACTTGATCTTTAACAGTTTCTTTTTGAGCTCTAAACGCATCCATACCTTCAATAGCAACTTGTGTTTGCTTAGGTACACCTTTAGCTCTGCCAAATCTAAAGTTTTTACCAGTACCCATATCAGTAGTAGAATCACTAACTATTTCAGATTGAGATCTTGTAGCTTGACCAGATGGTACATTAGAAGCACCATTTCCACCACCAGTAGCAATATAGCCATTGATTTCATCAGAACCGAAATCATTAGCGATATTACCTTTAACAATCTTATTTCTACCAGACGAGTTGCCCCAATAACCGCCTTTACCATCGGCAATAACTACATGGTCAGCTTCAGCATCACCAGTTAATGTGTTAAGAAGAACTACGTCACCTTCACTACCACCTTGAGATGCAGTTTTGAATGCGTATGGTTGACCTTGATTTTTAGCTTTGGTTTCGGCATTAGGTACATACATATCAATTTGATTAACACCTGCTTTTTCAAGGTATTTATTAACGAATGTAGTACAGCCATTATTACCATATCCTTGTTGACCAACCATTGAATCTGCCCAATCAGATGCAGCTTTAGTATTACCGCCACCAATTGCACCACCAACACCACCAGATGAGGCAGCTCCACCAATATTACCACCTAAGTCAATACCAAGTACTGAACCTAAGTTAGATTTAATGGAATTATACATATCGAAGAGTGGAGATAATAATCCAGGTTTCTTTGTAGGACCAGAGCCACCTTTAATATTACCTTCAGTCTTAATACCTTTACCTTGTTTTTGGAATGCTTCTTGAGCTGCAGCTATACGTTCATCCATATGAGCATATGCAGGATTACCAACTTCAAAGTTAGAGAACCAATATTGTGTAGCTTGAGCAACATCAGACATCTTACACATAGCTTGAAGATGTTCATGATAATATCCACCAGGTCCAATTTCATTCCATAAATGAGTTAACTGAGCATTGACATCAGTCCAAGTTGTACCCATACCAGCAGCAACCGAGTTAAGTGTATCTTTACGAGTTTCAGTCCATTGACATAGACCAACACCTGCTTTATATGGATTCATATTAGGTTCATTATCTAATTGGTTAGCAGAAGGATTATATCTAGATTCTGCCCACATATTACCCATGATACCAGCAATAGCGACAGAAGCAACACCTTTACTTGCTAAGAAGTTCCATACAGTTTCAGGTACATCTGCACCTTTACCGAATCTTACTCCCATACCAAATCTACCACGACTACCACGTCCATATAATCTACCTCTACCAAAAGCATTAGCAGTTGTAGTATTACGTAATACGTCTTTGATATTATATGTAGCATTATCACGATTAGACTCAGGGTCTTGAATTGTAACTTTACCGGTACTTGCATCATAACCAGTAGCAGTTACATAGTGAGGATAAGAACCAAATGGATGACTATTAGAAGTACCAGATTTAGATTCACCTTGAAGTACAACTGGATTACCAGACTTCAAAGCATTGATTGTACCTTGAGCATCAGTGGAATAAGAAGTAGCACCATGTCTTGCAGCATAGCCTTCAAAGAAGGATGGAGCAACACCAGTATCAGTACCCTTATACCCCCCAGATAATGCGAAACTAGAAGCTTCAGCTGGATTAATCGTACCTGTACCAAGTGCCATAAGAGCGTTAGCACCAGCAACTGGACCACATCCAGAATCTCCAATAGTTTGATTTATACTATCACCAGAGGTATTAAATCCGATATTAGCATATCGAGGATCTTTTTGTTTAAAGAATTTACCTGTACCTAAAACTTGTGCTTGTAAATCACCAGCTTGAGATACAAGATTACCCATTAAACCACTAGTTCCTTGAGAGAGCTTATTCATGTCACTTTGCATGCCACTTAATAAGCCATTACCATTTGCTGTACCAGACCCAGCACCTAGAGGTCCTTTTTTACCAGTACCTTGAGCACCAGGAGTAGGAGCAGGATTTTGTGAAGCTAACTGTTGAGCATTTGGTTTATACGCAGGAGTCTTCTTAGTATCACTACCACCAAAGGCAGTCTTGATATCATCTATGAAGCCTTTATCTTTATCGTAGATTTCATCATTATATTCTTCAACAGAATCTAATTTCTTTTCAGCTGTTTGGTTATATTGATTCAATGCAGCTAATGCACGTTGTTGCATTGGAGCTAATACATCATTCAAATCCCAAATATAAGCTAAGATTTTGAAGAATAATTGAGGTCCGATTACACCAAATAATACAGAGTCAACGGCAGATGCCAAACCAGCTACCCATTTAACATCGTCATTTGGAGGTTGTTCATCAGCAAGACATTCAGCAACGTTATACCAACGACTAATACCTGTAGTTACAGATGCAGCTAAGTCTAATGCTGTAATGATACCAATTACGATACCACCAATACCAGCAGTAATTGCAGTAACGCCTACATAAGTACCAGCTTTAGCTAAAAGTTTAGCAAATTTAGCAGAACCTTTAATACCATCCAAAATCATAGTAGCTAATTTAGGAGCAAATTGTGCACCTTTCTCAGCTAACTTAGGTATATATGTAGAAATCTTTTCGATACCTTTAGTTAAGATTTCTTTTAAGAAATCCATAGTTTTATCAGCAGCTTTAGAAGCAACTTCTCCAACTTTACTTATACCAGATTTAACAAAATCTGCTGCTTTGGAGAATAAGCCACTACTTTTAACAGCATTCTTAGCAGTACCATCTAGTAATGCAGATCCAGCAACACCAGCTCTATCTCGAATAGCCCAACCAATCTTAGATAAACCTTCTTTAGATGCACCGAAAGCTCTACTCATAATAGATGAAGATAACTTACCTAAACGACTTGCTTTAACTGCATCTTCAGAGGACTTAGCAATTTTACCTATATCTTTACCAAGTTTAGTATTCTTATAGACAAACTTACCAGCTCTCCAAGATTTACCAAAGCTCTTAGAACGTTTAAGCTCTTTAGCAAAACTAAATCCAGCTTTACCTAATTTTAAGCCGCCACCAATACCTTTACCGATACCTTTGACACCTTTATAGATAGCTCTACCAGCTTTAAATGTTTTATATCCTAAGAACCCTAAGACACCACCATTGACTGCCATACCTCCCAATGTAGGATTGTATGTAGTTTTCATTTTAGGAGTACCATCAGGATTAAATACAGGATTGCCATTTTCATCAGTTTCTTGCTGTTCTTCTTTACCAATAAAGCCGTCAAGTAATCCTCCAAGAGCACTACCTACACCTTTAACGAATAAAGGAATTACAGTATTCTTTAAGAATCCACCAATTGCTGGTAATAAAGTATGAGTTAAGATCTTACCAATCTCTGGAAGCATTGGACCTAAGAATGATAATAGTAAACCACCACCAAGGATAGTTCCTAGACCACCAAATAATCCACCACCTTTACCAAAGATTCCATCTACTATATCATGTAAGAAGCCTTGAGATTTTTCTTTAACATTTTTGGCACCTTCTTTAGCAGAATCACCAAATCCTTTAAGTTTACCAAGAGCTTTAGAGAATATAGAACCTTGACGTTCTGCATTCTTTTCATCTTTAGCATCTTCTTCTTTCTTCTTATCATGAGCAGACTCAGTATCAGCTTTATTATTAGAACCATCTGTAGATTCATAGGTTTCATTACCATCAGCATCAACAGAACGTTCTTTATGTTGACTAGTACCAGTTTGAGCAATTTCATTAGCTTGACTAGCAGCAGCTGTTTTAGGAGCAAGATTAGCCGCATTACCCATTACAGTAGACGCTGCAGCACCAGCAGCTTTATTAGTTGCAGTAGATTTAGTAATATCACCAATCATTCTAGTGAATGCAACTTGTTCATCTGGTGTACTAGCATTAGTAAATTGCCATCTATTATTCCAAGCCCAGTCTGCAGCTTGAGAAGAGATAGATGGATCCATACCATAGTCGATAAGCTGTTCAAAGTATTTAAGCTGCTCAGCTGACATCCCTATGTAATTGGATAATGGAGATTTAAAGTTGAAATCTTTATCATGTCTACCAAGATAAGTAGCAATTTTAACCAAGCTTTTAAATGCACCATCAGCTATTTTCTCTGGAGCTAATGCTGAAGGATCTCCAATAGATTGAATAGCTGTAGGTCCCATTACCATAGCAAGTTGAGAATAACGTTTAAGAGTTTTAGTACTTAATTTAGATAAAGCATCTAAATCGATCTTAGTACCTTCAGGAAGTTTCTTAAGAGCATTTAACTTACGTTTATTTTTCTTACCCATAATAAATGAAGCATTATTACCAGTAACGTCAAGATGACCTAAGTTTTGATTAATAAATCTTCTTGAATCAGAATCAACTTCACCTCTAAACATTTCAACTGTCTCTTCATCTTTAGCTCTAGTTAAATCATCATAATAGTTTTTATCATAAGCACCATTTTCAGATTTAATTAAAGCATCTCTAATTTGAGATAAGATATCATTGGTTTGAGACATACCTTCAGCTACATTCTTAGCTTCTTCGGTAGTGAATTTCTCGCCATTTTTACCAATTAGACGTTCAGCATCTTCTGCACGACTACGTTCAGCACTTACTTGGTCTAAAGCAATACCTAAGGATTTTCTATCTGTAGGATCAATATTATACTTCTTAAGAGTTTCATGGGCAGCTTTTATTTGCTCATCGCTAAATTTCTTTCTACCCCTAGCAGCTTGAATGAATTCTACTTCTTTTTCAAATGCATTCATTACAGCTTTCTTATCATTTGCAGGAATATCTAAACTAGATATAAATGCAGCAGCATCTCTAGTATTACCATCATAAGCAAATTGACAAACTTTCTTAACAGCAGATGCTGGTAAGTATTTTTTGATCTTACTTTCTAAACGCTTAACAGTAGAACGTTCAGCACCACCACCAATTTTAAATTGGCTATTAAAGATACTCAAACTACTTTCTAATGTATTCAAGTCTTCAACAGATGCGGTAGCTAATGCCATATCACGTTCACGATTAGCATAATTTCTACCTTCCATTAGGTTAAGACGTTCATTAGCACTTAAATGATCTGCTTGACCTCTCTTAATTAATCCTCTATTACCCCAGTTATTGAATTTTCTTAATCCCCAACCAATGCCTCTAATAGGGCTACCGATTGCAAATTTAGCTAAATCTCCAATACCACTGAAAGTAGTACCAAGAATCTTTCCTAAAGGTTTAAGAAGCATATCATTTACTTGCTTACCAATTAGCATACTGAATGGACCACCAAATGCTTTCTCTAAGATATTAAACATACCATATTTCATGCTACGTCCCATATTCTTAAAGACTTGTGCAAGCATCTTACCAGTACCTTTTAAAGGACTGAATAAGTTATAATCCATAAACTTATAGAAGTCTTGATATAAAGTTGTACCGAAGCGACGTAATGGATTTACTACGTAGTCTTTTAAAGCACCTACTAGACCACCTTCACGTTCACCATCTTCATTCTTCTTACCAAGAATCATATCATGGAATTTACTAGATGTACCAATAAGACCTAATCCAGCACCAAGACCAAAGTTCATTAATAAACCCATTCCTGTAGGATCTAGTAAAGCAGCAGCTCCACCAAAACCTGCAATCTTAGGTATATTTTTCTTAACGTATTCTTGTACTTTCTTAGGAATGATACCATCTTTACGACCTATTTCATTGCCATCTTTATCATAATAAGTTTTACCGAAAATCTTTTCGTTAACTTTTTGATTATTCTTAGCAAGAGAATAAGCACCACCGATAGCAATAGCACCAACTGGACCGAATCCAAGCATTAAGCTAGGAATAATACCAGCAGCTGCACCTTTACCAAGGTCAGGCATATACTTCTTAAATAAAGCTTGTTGTTTACGACTAATTAGACCACCTTCACGGGATCCATCAGACATTTCTTTACCAAATAAGAAGTTCTTAGCAGTATCACTTTCACGGATAATATTAGCAGCAGCACCGATAGCAGCACCAGCTAATAATCCTCCAGGACCAAATATCGCAGTTGCACCTAAAGCACCAGCACCAGCTGCTACACCAGTACGACCAGCAAATTTAGCACTATTACCTCTAAGTTTAGCTATATCACTAGAGAGAGCTTTACCTACCTCTGGATCAATAGTCTTAGAATAATCTTCTACTTTATCTAAGCCTGTATTCCAAGCAGATGATACAAAAGCATTAGCAGCTTGACCTAAATCACTACCATCAGTTGATTCAACTTTACCTGATAATTTACCTACAGCAAATTCTAAAGCACTTCCGACAACTTCTCTTACGGTATTACCTTGGATCATTCCTTCAGGAGCTTTATCTTTTACTGTTTGTAAGAAGTTCTTACCAGTATCTAATAAGTTACCACCTTCAGCATGAGATAAGATTTTATTTCTTAATCGTAATTCATCTTGTTTATCTTTTTTACGATCAGCTTTATCTATATCTGGATTGAATGGATTCAAATCAGATGGAATAATTAACTCACCTTTAGATACTGTAGTCAATGCTGTTTGAGGTACAGATAGAGAACCGAATGCATAACCTTTTTCTTTATTTGCTTTATAAATAGCTAGAGCATCATCTAATGTACCAACTTTAGCACCCTTATCACTACTAGTAGTAGATTTAGGTTTAGGTTGTTTAAAAGCAGATGACTGATTGAAAGCATCTGCATATCCAGCCGCAATATCCTTTAATTGATCTTTTGGATTTAGAAAACTTTTAGGTGCAGGACCAAACATTATCGATCTAGCTAATGCTTCAGCTTGAAGAGGATTCATGCCTGGTTTACCACGTACTAATTCAGCTAATTTACTACCAGCACCTGTTAGAGCATTTTTAGCAGAATCTTTAGCATCATTAAACCAGTCTAGACCAAAGTCTTTAGCGAAGTCTTTAATCTTACCCCAGCCTTTTTTGACAATAGGTTCCCAGAATTTCTTATCTAACCAATCTCTAACTTTATTGAAAGTGGTTTTTAATTCAAAAGCCATCTTATCATAGAAGCCACGAATTTGTTCACCATCTTCATCTTTTTCACCAGTTTCATGGTCAAAGAAGAATTCATATAAACTATCATCTACTTTAGTAATAACTTCAGCAGCAAATAGTCTAGGATTTTTAAGAATTTCATACCAGTTACTTAAAGCAGCTTTACCTTTGCCTTTAAGTCCTTTAGCGTTAGTTACATTACCAAACTTAGATTTATCTCCTTTATCAAAGACACTACCAAGTTTATTAATATCAACTTCATCTAAAGTCTTACCAACTTCATCTGGATCAACTGGAGCATCTTTAGGTCTAGATGGATTACTAGCTTTAACTTTTTCATAAGTCTCTTCTATCGTTTCAGCACGATTTTCTTTTAAGACACTATATTTAATAAAGTCAGTATCAATGTAATCTGGAGCAGCAGTAGCATTAAGTCTATTTCTAACACCAAGTTTCTTACCTTTACGGAATTCACTTGTACGAATTAAGTAAAGCTCAGAGAGCATGGCTTTAAAGATAGATTCTTGACTAGCCATCGCTTTGCTCATCATTTCATTATTAGCAATAATGGCACTTTTACCACCATCTCTATTTTTGCTACGATTATTCATCATAGCTTCAGGAGACCAACCAGCCTTCTCTTGGTTTTGATAATACTCTGCTTGACTACGGAAAGCATCAGCATATTCAGCAGCTAAGGTTTTAGACTCTTTATAAGTTCTAGAGTTCTTATTCATCCGTAGGAATCTAAGTAATTTACCGAATGAATCATCACCATAGGCTTCCATTACTTCATCAAAAGAACCCTTACTATTCCAAAGTCTTTCTTCAACATCAGGAATCATATCTGTTAATCGTTTTAATTCATTAGCAGATAGTTTCTTGGACTTAGCTATTCTCTTAATATCTTCTTCTAATGCATTTCTAATACCAGAACCAGCTCTATCTTTATAAGATTTATCTCTTCTTTTCTTTTCTCTTTCAAGAATCTTCAATGAAGAGAATTTACCCTTATCAAAGTCATAGATACGTTCTTCACCACCCAAGAGCGATTCGATACGAGCTAAGTAAGCTGGGATAACTTCTACGATAGATTTACGAGTCATACCATCAAAAGGTACTTGACCTTTAAAGTATTTACTAGTATCAATCTTATCTTTATTAGCTATCTTAACACTGAAGATATTAGCTAGAATGCCACCCATACCCTCTTTATCTTTAGAGCGTAATAGATCGGCATTGATTTGATTAAATAAACCAGTTAAGGTTTTATTAAATCCACCAATAGCTTTTTCTAATGGTTTACCCATTGCTCTTTGGACTAGATATGCTGGAATATATTGTAATGGATTAGCAGCCATGCCCATAAGCATTTCTTTACTAATCATACCAAGACCAAAATTCTCAGCTTGATCAATGAATCCCTTTTTAAGATGCTTACCATAAGCACCCCAATCCATTACACCATTGGATAGGATATCAGTGATATCTTGTTTGAGACCTTTATCTTGACGTTTCTTCTCTGCATCTCTACCGGTATTCCATTCTTTGAAACGTTCACGTTCCATATCAAGGAGTTCTTTCAAGATAGCATTGTTTTCACGTTGATATTTAGTCGACTCTTCAAAGTACTTGGTTGAGTTTTCAATATGCGTCTGCATGTTTGTAGTCATGAAGTTTTGCATATTACCCATTGTAGTACCAAGACCCATAATAGAGTTATTTAAATTACCAAATAATCGTTCTTGTTGTGCAAACATGAATGATGCAGTCTGTTTAGTTACATCTGCATTATATTTAGCTGCACTCAAGATAGTACCAGAAATTTGATCAGCATTAGCTTTAGATGCTTCATGTACAGTTTTAGCTACAGCTCTATCACCATCAGTGATATCTAAGCCACTATCACCGTCATCTCCACCTATAGAGTCTTCATCAAAGTTCCAGTCAAAATCATCATCGTCTCCACCAAACATGACTTTATCGGCACGATCTTGGTTCCAGAGCTTACCAGATTTTAAGTCTTCTTTGGCACTTTTGAGAGCTAGATTAGACGCTTCATACGCAGATGTTTTCATTAAATACTCTTGAGCTTTTCTGAAAGTCTGTCTGTAGTTAACGATAGCATTTACTGTTTCTTTAGTAGCGGTACTAGCTTGATCAAACGATTTATATGTAGTATCGTAATTTGTCTTAAATCCCTCGATAGCAGCATACTTTACTGACTTACCAAGATTCTTAAGATAATTTGTGATCTTGAGTCCCAATATAAGGTCCTCCTTTCTTATAAGATTATCCTAATGTTCAAAATGACAATATATACCGCCCAAGGACCATTAAGACCCTTGGGCAAGTATATATTATCGAGGAAAATTGTAATGAAACATACGTGTACTGGTAGCAACAACGTACACTACCTATATGTTTGACAATACAATACCCCTAAGGACTATGAAAGCCCTTAGGGAATACTGTATCAGTTTGGATTGAATATAATATGGTAGGATGAACTATGATTTTATTATGCTCTTTATATGGTTGAGGTAAAATAGAAAAAGTACGAACCACTGCACATCCTACAATTATATGTATCCATTGTGTTAAAAAGCTAATATGTCTAAAGCATCTCATTATAATGTATAAAAGATAATCCCTAAGATAGATGAACTATCTTAGGGAAATGTCTTTAGCAGATTTTATGGTTTTTGAACTTTGTAATATCTTATTTGTTTAAAATACTAAAAATAATTGTGTGATGATGAATTATTTTTTAATCCAAGCTGGGCATGGGCTAGATACCTTAATGGAATCGTAAGGACTAACTTTAACTTCAGCTTTTTCATAGATTGGTTTGCCAGCATTATCTACACCAACTTGTTTAGGGTAAGAACGTGTAGATTCTTTGATTTCTTTCTTGATCAAAGATACGTTAGATTTTTCTCGTCCACCAAGACCAATTTTGCGGTTGGTCTGTAAGTATGTATTCAAGAATTCTTTGGATACTGTTAACATACTTTCCGCATCAGATTTTTTAGCTTCATAACCAGCTACCAAGGAATCAGCTTCTTCTTTGCTAATCTTAGTTGTAGCTACAATAGCATTGGAGATAACGCTACGGAATTCTTTAGCTGGTGCTACTGTACCAACTTTACCAGTTTTGTCATAAACTCCTACTTCATAAGAAGTATCATTTAAGAAAGCTTGCATAACACGTACTTCATCTTTATGAGAAGCAGATGCATTTGTTAAGTTGTCTCGCACATCTTTAATCAGTGCTAGAACTGTTTTTTCTTTTTCCATGATTCAATCCTCCTAATAAAATAATGGGAATCATTTCGATTACATTTGTGTTACATGTGTTATATTTTAATACACTAGGGTATTAATAATTAACTAATCGAATGACTTAGCATTCTCTATAATAGCTTCTACTAGCTTGATTTTACCTTTAGACTTAATAAAGTCATTAAGTTCTTTATGAGTCATCTTAGATAACTCAACTAGAAAGTCTTTCTTTTCCATTTATATTAATCCTCCGTATCTAAATGTACAGGATAAGGTATAATTTGACAGAGAAAACCCCCGTAGACCAGGTAGCCTACGGGGATTTAGCATGATTGCATTTTCTGTTTGGGATTGCAGTGACTTTTTAGAAAGTCAGATTCATAGTAGTACGGTTAATACATTTAGAAATTTATCTATATGCGTTTTAATCAAAGTTATTATCATTTCGAATATTTAAAAACAATAACTTTAAGAAATGTAAGATTGAATCTTCGTTATAACTCTTCCACCCATCTCCTGGATCAAGCTTCTTATAATAAATTCATAAGCATTATGTCTGAAAAGATTTAAAGTTATAATGTATTTAAGCACTATATAATCCAATAATTGATTCGGAGTAATTTGGATTTTAATAGATTAATAAGATAAGACATATACTTTAAAAGTATTATAAAGCCACCTGAATTGCTTTTCTAAATTATTTTGGTGTATTTATAATTAAGGTTAACCTTACTAATAGATTGTTACATGAGCGTTAAATGAAAAATGAAGTTAAGTGATACGATTTTAACAATAGAATAAGTGAAGGAGGTACTACAATGCCTATTAATATAGATAAGGTTAAACCTTTCAGACTACTTAAAACTCCATTCTTTACTCCTTTCAATAAGAAAGACAAAAGACATGGTAGTGCTATTTTCCTAATGACTAAAAGCCTAGAGCAATCTAAGCAATTGATTGAGCATCCGCTTATTAGTAATCTAAATATGTTTAATTCATACTTCCTTGAATGGAATGCTATGTATTTACTTAAACCTAGTAGAATTATAAATAAAGACTTAGACGTTGATGATGTATATAACTCTAAAGTCTATGGTAATAATCCTATAATGACAGAATCTCATTTTGAAGATTCTGAAAACTTATTTTTCTTCTCTGAAGCTACTCCTGAGAATGTATTAGATACACGATTAAGAAAGATCTTATACAAAGAAAGATTACGTAACTCTAAGGATGTTAAACTTAGATTAAATAGAATCAAGAATGAATGTAAGTATATTAAGTATACTTACCCAACTATCGACAAGTATAAGAATAAGAATATCTATGTCGATAATCATATCTATAATAAGATCTTCACTATGAGTGAAACTTATAATAGAGATAAAGCTATAGACTTACTATATGCATTATTTGATAGATTCATTAATAATCCAAACTATAAGGGATATACTAAAAAGACTGTATTGATTCCAGTAAATGAATGGGCTGGAGATATTCCAACTACATCTTTATTTGAATTCAGTAAGTCTATTAATCCATTCTCTATGATAGTTAGACTCTTTAAGAAACCTAAAGAGAACTTAGATAAACTAGCTGGAATGGATTTTATCTTTATTGGTAATAATAGTTGGTTTAAAATGAAGATGGAAGATTTAGATATGAAGAATCTAAATCTCTTCAAGACTAATATCTTAAAGATTAGAAATAATGATATTGTAGAAGATAACGTTCCTGAAGATAAAGAAGATATTAAGACTAGACTTATTAGTAAAATTGAAGACCTAACTGGTATCGAAGTTAATAATGTAAGTCGTGTTCAAGATGTAGATCCTACTGTACCTTACAAAGCTGAAATAAAAGATCAACCTAAGTTGATTGTCGCTAAAGGTATCACTGGTGCAGATCAAGTTATAGATCCAACTAAGATTGAAAAGCCTACAGAAGATAAAATCAATCAATCTGTTGAGAATATCGTAGACTATACTAAGAATGCTGAAGAAGCAGAAAAAGAAATGGATAACTCCGTAGACTTAAAAGAGTTAATTCTACAGGCTAAGAATGATCAAGATGATACATTTAAGATTTCTGCTACTCGTAAAGCTCGTATGGATGATCTTAATGATAAATTCTTAAAAGAAAAGATTGCTAACTCTACTATTGCAGAGTTAGTTGCAACTGAAGATACTCCATTACAATCTACAGACTTATCTAAGAATGTAGAAACTATTGATGATGAATGGGCTAACTTAAAGAAACCTAACTTTGAAGCAGATTATAATATTGATGCTGATATCGTTAAATGCTTGCATTCTTTATCTCAAAATAAAGATGTACCAATGAGTGTAATTGATATATCAACAGAGGATAGATCTACATCTGAAGACTCTATTATTACATATACAGTCCATCTAGAAGACTCTCTAGGTAAACGTCATACATTACGTTTTGATATGCCTAAGATTATTAATAAACGTTTCTTACGTTTACGTGGTAACGATAAGATTATCCCAGGTCAGTTAATTAATCTACCTATTATTAAGACAGATGAAGATACAGTTCAAGTAGTATCTAACTACAACAAGATCTTTATCACTAGATATGGTCAAGTTGGTAAGATTAATCAATCTACTAATGCTCTAATTAGAGCTTTAACTAAGCTTAAAGAAAATAATTATAAGCTTGAAATAAAAGATGATAATGATATACCTACACCATCTAAGATTGATCTAGGTAATAATGCTAAGATCTCTGCTAAATATGAATTACCTGCAGAATATGTAGAGCTATCTAAAATCTTTAATAAAATTACTACTAGTGATGGTAGAGTATACTACTTTAATAGAGATGAACTTATCCATAAACTTGAAGAAAAGAAAGTTAAAATAGAATCTGATCAAGGATTTATGGTTGTTGGTATCACTAAAGATAATCAACCTATTACAGTACCAGAGGAAGGCGTATCCTCATCTTTAATCAATCATCTAGGTATACATAAATATGCTTATACATTTATGAAGCCTGGTGCTAGAATGACTTACTCTCAAGCTAGTATCTTGAATAGTAAGATTCCTCTTATTGTAGTCATGGCATATACTGCCGGATTGACTGGAGCATTAAATGCTGCTGGTATTGAATATAACTTAAGTGAGAAACGTCCTACTAATACTAAGAATTACTTTAGATTTAATGATGGATTCTTGTCTTTTAATGATAATTATGCACCCGATGCGGCATTACTAGTTAATGGCTTAGCTGTAATCAATACTCAAGAATACTCTCTAACTGATATTGATACAAAAGCTATGTGGTTAGATGTATTAGATGACTTTGGTGGTCGTAATAGAGCAGACGGTTTAGATTCATTTGCTAACTTAATGATGGACCCTATTACTGTAGAAGTATGTAAGACTTATAAACTTCCTACAGACTATATTGAAGTATTAGCATATGCTAGTAGCTTATTGACTACTAATAAATTCAATCGTCATACTGATATTACTGGTAACCGTTTCCGTACTAATGAACGTTTGGTTCATTTCTTATATAAAGCATTAGCAACTAGCTATGGTATGTATTTACGAGAAATCAAAAATAATCGTAAAGATGCTAAGATGACTATGAAGCAATCTGCAGTTATTGATATGGCTTTATCTGATGTAACTACAAGTGACTTATCTAAGTTATCTCCATTATTGGAATTAGAATCTGCTAATACAGTTACTTTTAAAGGCTTATCTGGTATGAACTCTGATAGAAGTTATTCTCTAGATAAACGTACTTATGATAAGACAATGATTAATAAGCTATCTATGTCTACAGGCTTCTCTGCCACTGTAGGTATTAACCGTCAGTCTACTATCAATATGGGTATTGAATCCACTAAAGGTTATATTAAATCTGGTGGTGAACTAGATAGAATGTCTGATGCTAATACATTATCTATCACTGAAGCATTAACTCCGTTTGGTACAACTCGTGATGATCCATTCCGTACAGCAATGACATTCATTCAAACATCTAAGCATGGTATGAGAACTAATTCTCAAGATCCATTATTAGTAACTAATGGTGCAGACCAAGCATTACCTTACTTGACTTCAGATACATTTGCTCATAAGACTAAATGGGACGCTGTAGTTGAAGAGGTTAATGATGATTATATGATTATAGCTAATAAGAGTAATCGTAGTGAAAAGGAATTTATCGATCTAAGAGAGAAAGTAGAAAAGAACTCTGATGGTGGTTTCTTTATTACTATTAAATTAGACTTAGCTAAAAACTATAAGAAAGGTCAAACTATTAAACCTGGTGAGATTATAGCTTATGATAAAGATAGTTACTCTGATAAAGTCGGTGTAGGTAACTTAGCTTACAATATTGGTACTTTAACTAAAGTAGCTATTATGCATACAGATAAAGGCTTTGAAGATAGTGCTATTATCTCTCAAGATTTATCTGAAAAGATGGCATCTGAAATTGTATTACAAGTTGATGTATTAATGGATGCTAAAGATATTGATATTCAATGCGTAGAGATTGGTAAACCACTCCATGAGGGTGAAGTTATCATGTCTTATCGTGCAGCATTGGAAGATCAAGATGCTACTGATATTATTAATAAGATGGTATCTAAGAATGCTGGTAATGAATCTAAAGAACTTATGGATGAAATTGGTAAGATTAAAGTTAAATCTAAAGTAACTGGCAAACTCCAAGATATTAAGATTTACTCTACTATTCCAACTTCTGAAATGTCTAAGTCATTAGCTGCATTTGTTAATAAATATAATGCACCAATAGATAAGATGAAATCTAAGTTAAGTAAACTTGGTATTGATGCATCTCAATATGGTACTTCAGGTGTATTACCAGCTGTTGGTAAACTAAAACATGCTGAAGGTAAAGTATTAGTAGAATTCTATATCAAGTATTATGATAAGATGTCTGTTGGTGATAAGCTAGTATACTTCTCTGCTCTTAAAGGTGTAGTAAAAGAAATCTTCCCTGAAGGTAAAGAACCTTACTCTGAATATAGACCAGAAGAAAAAGTACATAGCTTCCTACCTGTTGGTTCAGTAAATGCTCGTATGGTAACTTCTGTATTAACTCTAGGTGCTATCAATAAAGTATTAATTGAATTAGATCGACATGTAAAAGATATTATGGGTGTTAAATGGGATCCTAATCTGTAGGATCCCTTAACACATTATTAAATATAAATTTTGTTATTAATGGAGGATAAAATCATATGGCAAAAGATAATAACCCTCAGTCTACTATGATTGTAAATAAAAATTTCCAACACGTTAGCAACGTACCTACATATATTAGACGTTATCCAGATGACTACTCTCAAGTAGTTGGTATCTGTCGTAAAGGTCAAGTAGTACATGCTGAATACGTAGTACCTGGATTTATTTATCATACTGATGGTAGTAAACCAACTTTAACAGATAATATCTGGATTAAATTTGAACGTGGATATGTACGTCGTATCTCTATGCTTGGATCTACTCAATACTTTGATGAATATAAAGGATTTGAAGACTATCCAGATGCTGATGAAAAAACAAAATATGGTGATGTAGTTATGCTTAAGAAAGGTGCAGTAGACGCTTATGGTCGTCCATTACCTGAAAAAGAATATGAACCTACAACACATATCGTAGCATTACTTGATTCTTCTAAACAATTAGCTTTACTTGGTTACCCAAAAGGTATTCAAACTTGGGTATGGCGTAAAGATTTGAAGATGGTTCAAAAATCTGATGGTTTCTTCTTCTCTGATGGAACTCTTAATCCAGAATTGGGAAAATAGAAGGGGAAGCTGCACTGCCCCTTACAAAATATTTTAAAGTGGCAAATCCTTTTGATAATCCTGCAATATTTACAGACTCGTATGTATACGATCAAACCGATCCTCAGCCACAACCCCAACCTCAGCCTACACCAGACCCACAACCTCAACCTGGTAAAGGTGATGGGGATAAACCTAAAACAGAAACTGATAAGAATACTAAAGATGCTAAAGATAAAGCTAAGGATCCTAAAGCAAATCAGCCTCAGGATCCTGATAGTGCATTAGCTGGTATTAAAGATTCTTATTTGAAAATGACTGGTGTAGATCCTGCAAAGTATAAGAAAGCTCAAGCAGAATCTAGAAATAGAGCTGATAATTTATATGCAGAAATTGTAGCTGGTACTAATGCATCATATGTATATGGTACTAGAGCTGGTAATGGTCTTAAATTTACAGAACGAGAACTATCTACTGTTATGGGTATGCCATATCAATGGATGGAGAATGTAGATAATAGGATTCCAGAACTAGGTGGCTTTGGTAGAAAGTTCCATGAAAAGATTCTTTCTAAGATGCCACTATTAGTTCTTACTCCAGGTATACCAGACTTTATGGCTGGTTATGCTGATGAGAAACGTAAGAGTGTATTGAATTCATTGCTTGGTGCAGTTAGTGGTCAATCTATTGATAAACTAGCTAACTCTACTGATAATGAAATGAGATATTATACTCTTCAATTTGAAGCAGAGGATTATTATAGATACGTAAACTCTATGTGTACAGCACTATCTGTATTCTTAAATATAAATGGTGAAATGTATAATGGTGAGCAAATCGGTAATATCAACTGGTTTGATAGATCTAAGAATGAAATCGCACATAACTATTCATACTATGGCGGTGTAGGTTTATATCTAAACTCTGAAACACAAATCTCAGAAAACTTCGGTAATGATACTGCACGAAGTATCTTAGCAGATAAAATCAACAGTATGTCTGATATTGGTCGTGAAGTACAATTCTTGACTGGTATTAGTGGTTTCGATGTTGACTTATTCTCTGCTAAGGAATTAAATAAAGATGCTGGTAATACAGATAAGATGACTAAAACTGGTAGTCTTGGCACAATGAAAGGTTTCATGGGTATGATCATGAATGGTGCTAAGACAGTATTTGCTGGTGGTAAATTAGAGTTCCCTGAACTATGGGCTGATTCCTCATACTCAAGTAGTTACTCTATTAATCTTAAATTAGTATCTCCAGATTATGATAGACGATCTTGGTATATAAATATTGGTGTACCATTAATGCATTTGATTGCTATGTGTGCACCACGTCAAGTATCTCCAAACGGATATGTATCTCCATTCTTAGTTAGAGCATTCTACCGTGGATTCTTTAATATTGATATGGGTCTAATGTCTATGTCAGTCCAAAAAGGATCCGAAGGTGGTTGGACAGTTGATGGTTTACCTACAACTGTAGATGTAAGTATAGAAATCAAAGACTTATATAGTAAACTTTCTATCTCATCTGAACGTATCCTTGGTAAAGGGGCAAGTCAAACATTTGGTAATGTCGGATTAATTACTTACTTAGCTAATATGGCTGGTGTAAATACTAATGAACCTGATATTATCCGTACTGCTCGTTTATTCTTGGCATTAAAAGAACAAACTTTAGTTAACTTCCCTAACTCAATTCAAACTAAGATTAGTAATAGTATTGCTAATATTATCACTAATCGTGTATTCCGTAAGGGCTAAATTTATATACTAATCAAAACATTGACTTAAGGTACTTTAAGTACCTTAAGTCTTTATTTTTGAGGTGATTTTATGAAGAATCGTAAACAGAAGTTCTATGAATATGAAGAGAAGTATGGTAATATACCAGAAGACTTCCAAGAACGATTAGAATGGATGTATGATAAATATAAATTAACTCCTGCTAAACAGCAAGAGATATTAGATAAAAGAAATCTAATGATGAATACATTAGATTTCGTTGATATTAAAGTAGTACTATTTGAAGAACCTGAAGGATCTCCACGTCCTCGGTTTAGAATAGTTAATAGATATAACTTAGCTAATATGGCTATGGCTAACTCTCAGTTTGTTCATGTATACTCCATTACTGGTAAAGAAGATAATGTATTCATGAAAAGACTATTAGATAGTGGTGAACTTAATCAAGTACAGCAAATGTTATATACTCCATGTGATGTAGAATTCAATGCATTTGTTAAGACACCAACTTCTTTTAATACAGTAGATACCTTCCTAGCAGAGATTGGTTTAATTAGACCAACTAATAAACCAGACTGGGATAATATTGGTAAGAAGTATTCGGATATGTTTAACTCTAATATATGGTTAGATGACACTCTAGTGATAGATGGTACAGTTAGAAAGTATTATTCTATTAAACCTAGAGTGGAAGTTCATCTTAAGTATATGAATATGCTTTATAATAGAACTCAGTATACTTCTACAGTTAATAAGTTGAATAAGCAAGACTTAGACTCGTCTAATGTAACTTACTTCGACTTTAATAAGTTGAAGTGATATATTATAACCTTGATGTATAATATAGTTATTAATTAGGAGGATTGAATTATGTCATCACAATTAACACCTGGTAATCAGGAAGAGATTAAAAGTAAGACACAGCCACCGTATGAACAGTTTGAAGAATGTCAGAGAACAACTTGTGTATATCGTAATGCTAATGGTAGATGCATTTATGAAACCTGTGTATTTACAAATGAGAAACCTAAGTTTGTAGATCATTGGGATTTTGAATGTCAATCTTGCCATAAGATTGAGCAACGTGATGTACGTGATATGAAGATCATGTTTTGCGATAGCTGTTTAGAACGTATTAAGAAAGCTGAGAAATTACCATTCCATTGTGTATTCTGTGGTAAGTCTCAAGGACATCCATCTAAGATCATGTTTAGTGGTATTTGTGATGAATGTTTTGCTAAGTTAAATAGAAGTATTCATTGTAAGAATTGTGGGAATTCATAATGGAAAATAACTTTAGAGGAAGATATAGACCAGCTAGTGCTGAAAGTATAGTTGTAGCAAACTATATTAGATATGAGACTCTAGCTGAAATAACTAATACTGCATTTGCTGGTAGTAATGCAAATGTATTGAATGTATATATCGATCTATACCAACTATTTAGAAAGATGTATAGATCTGATGTAGCTATAGGCAATAGATCATCTGTAGCTGCAGCTGTAGTAAATATGTGTATTCATTATAGAGCATTCTATAAGAAATACTATGGAGTTCATACACGTATTTATCTAATGCAAACATCTGGTCCGATGTTAATGAATGAGAAATTCTATCCAGACTATAATCATACTAATATTGAAAAGATGATGTTAGCTGATATGATTACTACATTCATGATTCAAAATACTGCTATCTTAAAAGAGTTATGTAAATATCTACCAGATATCTATTATATTGAAGGACCTTATGAAACATCTGTAATGATCAACTCTACTATCATGGATAGAACTGATAATAGTCCTAACATGATTATTTCTAGTAGCTCATTACAATATGCAGTTCCAGTATTTGCTAAAGATCAAACAGTAGTTATTGATCATAAATGGGTAGATAATAATATTAGATATAGAATCGTTGATAAGTATAATGCATTGATTGAGTTATTAGCTAAGTATAAGCTATCAGATAATACAATCAAGAAATGTGTTAATATTAATCCACAATTATTTGGATTATTCATGGCTATGACTCGTAATGAGCATAGAGATTTATATTCATTCAATAATGTATCTAATACATTGAATATATTTAATCATGCCATCAATAGACATGAGATTCCTAATGCATATATCTCTCCAGAATATACTGAGATGATATCTTTATTAGCACCAGATAGAACTGAAGAATTAGTTAATAGATATAAAGCCGTAGATTTATCTTATCAAACAGAATTATATCGAATGTCTAATAACTATCTAGATAGATCTTGGGATGTAAACTTACAAGATCCTGATATGGTTAAACTATTGAATGAAAAATACTTTAGAGATAACCCTATAGATATAGATAGGGTATAAAACTTATTCCCATAGGAGTCTAATCTCCTATGGGATTTATTTTTTTTTGTTAAAATGGGCTATTTTGAACATCTTGATAACCGGAGGTGTATATTATGCCACAACTTAAATACGAATACTATATTGATCTATACTATAACTGTATGGATTATAAAGAACCAAAACTGATTGATCAGAAGAATATAAAAAGTTTAACCATATACAAAGAGTATGATAAATATAATATGCCAATTGCTACTATGAATTTGCACATAGATAAGAAGTTTGCAGATAATATTATCAAAAACTCTAAGACTGCTACAATGATTATGGCTGTTTATAAATACCAATTAGATAATAATGCAGCTATAAAACAATTATACTTTAAACATGAGTTCTCTTATCTTACTGATGATGATACTAACAAGACAGAAGATATAGACTATGCTAAAACAGATTCTAAAGATGAAGATCGTGAAGATGTATATAGAATTCTTAAACTTGGATTAATATCTAAGAAGTTAGTAGATAGAAATCTAAGTCCTAATAATGCAACTATATATAAATCTTCCATGCAGAATATCATAGTTGACTTACTCAATATAGGTGAACCATTATTAATTGAACCATTTACTGAGACTGAATTGGTAGATCAATTGATTATTCCACCTAAAGAGTCTTTATCTAAGACATTAGACTATCTAAATACTATTCGTGTATTCTATAATACTGGATATAGATTCTTTATGGATTTAGATAATATCTATTTAGTATCCAAATCAGGTAAAGCTACATTAAGAAATATTGATAAGTATGCAACTATTAAGTTTAACTTATCCGATATTGGTGGTAAAGAAGAAGCTATATTAGAAGGCTTTAGAGATGATGATAAGACTAAGAGTTATATAGTTGATATACCAACTACTGATATTAAATATGGTAAAGATAATATAACTGATAAAGAACTTAATGGATTTACTGCAGTAATTGATGCATCTAAGACTGTACAACAAAGTTATCTTAAAAACTCTAGAGCATTTGGTGGTATATTTGGTGTATATCAAAATATTATGAATACTATGAATGCTATCAAGAAAGTATCTAGTAGTGTACGTCAAGTAGTAAAGAATATTCATCAGACTACTGATACTATTAAAGGTAACTTTAATCAAATAGTAGAGCAAGCTAAAGAATCTAAGTCTGTAATAGATACTGTAGCTACACAAGCTGAAGCATTATTAAGAGAATTACCAAAGACTGCTTTAGATGGTACTGCAGAAGTAGTTGGTTTAGATGGTGTTGTTAGAAAATCAGATACCAATATAAAAGATGTGTTGACTAATATCATCAAACATACTGTAGTTATGCAAACTACATCTACTAATACAGTAGAGAAATCTGAAGATAAATTTGGTAAATTTAAAGAAGCATATACTGGTCAGATATACCATATAGAAAACTTTGGTTCTCTAGTTGGTGCTATATCTCCAATTAACTTTACTGATAATACAGCTCAATTAACTAAAGAAGTTAGTAAGCTTCCTGAAAAGAGAGAGCAATCTAAGATTCACTTTAAAGAAAGTATGACTGACTTTAATACTGAGTATAGTAAATATATAACTAGTAATGAGATTATTGTAAACTCTTTGAATGATACACCAGACAAGTTATTCTATGTGACTAAAAAAGATAATACCGGTAAAGCTATAGAGACTCATGAGTTAGATCTTAGAGCTCTTAAATCTAATCTTCCTGAATTAGTAAAGAATTTAGACTTTAGTAAGATGAAGCTTAGTGATATGAAAGGTTTCGCTGAGCAAATGAAGAATAGTCTTAAGTTAAATGCCAATGTAGGTGATGGATTAAAGAAACAAATAGCTGCTACAAGAGAGATTCCTAAAGACTTCTCTAAACAAATTCTTGAAGGTGCAAATACATATGTTAAATCTTTACAAGATACAAAAAACATTGCAATTGCTAACACTAAGAATAGCATAATCAATACAACTAAGTCATTAGGAGCATTAAAAAGTAACTTAAGTTCACTATACCAGAGTGGTAGTACTGCTATAAGTGGAATAAGCGATATGTCTAAGGTTGGTACTAATGGTGAATCTATGATAGATGTAGCATTAGACTTAACTGATATAGTAGAAGACTTAGGTAAACGTAAGCTAATCCGTATTCCTAACGATAATATGGGATTAATCAAGAACTTTAAACATGCTTTAGAGTTGAAGTCAGTTTACTTATCTCTAAGTAAACAGCAATTAGACAACTCTATATTCAATATGAATCTAAAGTATCTAATCAATAACAATACTAAAGAGCATAAAGAAGATACAACTGATTATATTATGCTATCTAAGATAGAAGTATATACTAATCAAGGTGAACGTTTCTTAGCAACTACTAATATGACATTTGCTAAACTCCCTAAGAGTACTGCAGATAATGCTAAAAAATTATAAAGAAAATCCCCTATGGAGTTAAACTCCATAGGGGTATTTATTAACTATTTTCTTGAGCTTTTTCAGCATCATTACCAGCGTTAACATATGCAGATACATGAACTTTAATGATTTTCATGTAATCAGACATAATCTTTTCAGCCATTTGGTATTTACATTGTAGATATGTACTATAAGTAGATGCAATCTTATTAACAATCTTTTGTGCATTGACTGCTGTTTTAGAATCAATGCCGCCATTTTTAACACTGTCAATTGTTTGATTACCAGCTTTAGTAATAGCTGCACTATTACCACCAGAAGTTCCTGGAGCTGGTGCACCGGTAGTTTGAATATCCAATTCTGTAAATACATTTCCATATAAGTATGTATTGTATTTATTTGCCATATTTAATCACCTTTACTTAGGAGGATTACTTCCTTTAAGAGTAACTACTGTTTTATTACCATCTTGGTTAGCACCAGCTGCTTGGGTCGTAGCAGCTTTAGTATCGCCTTCAGGTGCCTTTTCAGAAGATTGTTGATTATTATTATCTGCTTGCTGTTGTTGACTAGCAGCTTTATTAATAGCAGAATCTAATGATTTAAAGATTTGATCACTAGTAGCCTTATCTTTCTTAATATTATCTACAATCTTAGGAATAGATAATACTTGATCAGCATAAGCACTAATACTAATATCATTAGCTGAGTAATCTTTTTCAGAATCTTTACCACCTTGGAAATAATCATTGCATGTTTCTTTCCATTCATCTGTACCATTATATTCAGAAATGATACCTTTACGGAATTCAGTGATTACTTCATCAACATCAGTATCTTCATTCATATTAGTAGCTTTTTCAATTATTGCATTGAAATTAATATTGAATGGAGCTTGGATACGTTTTAAGCCTTCTTCATAGTTAGGCATATTGACTGTAGTGAAACCAGCAGTAGGTTTACTTAATTGGTCTTTATATTTATCAAGGTATTCTTTATTAGATTTGAAGAACTTATCAAACCAGTTAGATACTTTATCAAAAAGACCCATAACGAATTCTTTAATTTTATTGAAGAATTCTTTTACTTTATCCCATGCCCCTTCATGGATAGCAGCTAAACGATTTTCAACATCTACACCTTCAGCGAGAACCATTGCTTCTTTAATACAGCAATCCATAATAAGGTCATTGTGTTTCATATCAGTGATATGATTCATCAAGATTTCAGAATCAGTAAGTTTAGAGAATTTAAATGCTTGTTGTTCTTTTAAGAACTTAGCAGACTCTTCAGCTGCAATACCAACTTGATCGTCAACAAATTCTTGATTAGCCATCAAAGTGATAGCAGATAATACAGATTTAGCTTGATAGTAGTTATTGCAGATATATTGAGCTTTAATGCTATAAACTGTTAAGTGATAAGTCCAGATTTCAGAAATCATACTAATGATGATACGTTCAATCTTACGGATATGCTCATCACTACCAACACTAATCTTAGTAGAATTTCTATATTGAATAACTTTGTTTAAAAGTTTCTTATATTCTTTATTGATAAGTCTAGCATTATCTAAGTTAGCTGCTAGATCATCACGTACAGACTTAATAATTTCAATGCATTTATTTACATCTTCTTTATGGAAAGAGATAGTAGTAGATCCATCAACAAAGATATCTGGAGTCTTAGATAAATCTTTAACTTCAATATCATCTGGATCAGCATCAATAATCTCAGCCTTAGCACGTTTAATAATTTTACTTTGGTTATTAGTAGTAATCTCTAATAACTTACGAGCATCTTCTTCAGATAACTCATAGAAGTTATCACCAAAGAAATGCAAAATATCAGTTAAGATATTTTTAGAGCATGGAATTTCATCATCTAAAATATACTTAACCATATCACGTTCAAAAAGAACGTCATTTCCATTAAAGTCTTTTAAGTAATCACTGACTACATTAATTAGTCTAGAATCACCTTCATTACTCAAACGTTTAAGATTATATTCTAATACTTCAACGTATTTATCAGAGTAGAATGAATTAAGACGAGTTAAAGTGCCGAAGAATTGATCATATGCTTTTCTTGCAGTCACTTCAGATTCACTTTCTAACAAATTACGATAGAAAGTTTGAGTTTCTTTCATAGCCTTAGTTTTAAATGTATCAACTAACCTAACAACTTGAGGTAAAGTTGCAAAGGAAGTTTTAGCAACAAGGCTTGGAGTATTAATTTTATCTAGTAGAACGCTATCAAAAGAGAAAGCTTTCATATTACCTTCCATTATATTACCTCCAAGGTAAAGTTAATAAAAATAAAGAGGAGATTTCTCTCCTCTTTAGTAATTAGATATTGAAGTATGCTTCGAAATCATTATGATCGAAAGCGGATTCATTATATTTAGGATTTGGTTTTGCGCTAAGAATTACACGACAAATAGAGCGTGCATCAGATTTAGCACCTTTAATAGTTTTAATAGTAAAATTAGTTGTCCAAGTAAGTTGGTTACTATATTTAGTTGTAGCAGTTTTACATGCATTAATAATAATTGTATTTACGCCTTTTTTCTTAGGGCTAGTAACATTGTTTGCTTTTTCAGTATCGCTAATTTCTTTAATTATTTCTTTAGAAATATTTTCTGCAGCTTTATTAGCTTTATTCATCGCATTTCGAACTTTAGAAGGATCCATAAGGAGAACTTTTTTAATATTATCGAAATTATTTCTAATCCATGCAGCATTCACATCTGCTTCAGCATCAATATCTTTGAGTTCATCACGATTTTGTTCAAATTCATCATCTAAAGCTTCCAAACTAGCATCAACTTTAGCTCTAGTTTTATCGATATCTCTATCAGCTCCAACTTTTAAAGCTTTTATTTTATCCATTAATTCTTTAGCTTTAGCTTCTTCTTTTGCAATTAAGTCTTCTTTATTTGCAGTTAGCTTATCTACATTTTCAATGCATTTAGCATACTTATAAGTTTTATCAAAGTCTTTATCTAAGTAAACAAGATTTTCATCAAGTTTCTTTTTGTACTTATCTAAGAAGGCTTTATCTCCACGTACATAGCTTTCTAACCATGCAATGAATTTACCCCATACTGATTTGAGCCAATTCTTAACAAAGTTCCAAATTTTTTGGATTTTATTCTTAATAGTATCCATCATGCCTTCAGTATATACTACTTCAGCACCTTCACGAACTGTAGCTAATTCGTATTTACCAATACCTTGCATGATAGCATTGTCCATTTCTTGGATAGTTGTGCATGCTTCCATAGCAAGCATATCAAAGTCTGTA